GACCATAATAGGTAACCACTCTTTTTTAAAGAACCAACTATGCCCCACCAAATCCACTTCAACAGTCCTATCGTTGTTACCTTGCTCCGGCCATCCGAATCTTAAGTAGTGTTCGTAGTATGAAGATTGTTGCGGAGGTAACGGATTTAAATAAAGTAATCCTACACTTCCTAATAATCCTTCTTTCTCATTCATTGTATTCATACAATTCTCTAACCATTTCTTACCAGGAATTGTATCATCATCAAATACACAAACGTATGGATTCTTAGCGTTCATAGCAAAGTAAAATCTTGCCCATACTCCGAAGTTGTAATTACAATAGGCAACAGGAACTTCCGTACCAATATCGTAATTAATCAAATCATTATCGCCGGGGTTATTGTACCATACTAATATCTCATCCGGCGGTAATGTTTGATTTCTTAGAGCCTCCAATTGTTCGTTTAGATGGTCTCCTCTTTTGTAACCATTTAATATAACTGTTATCATAATTGATTTTTAAAATTTTCTTTCCACACCTCAACTGAATAAAATTGATGATAGTGTTTCTTTGCAGTATTACTACAATTATTATAAAATTCTTTATCTTCTTTTAATCGTATTGCCAATTCTCTTGCTGCCTCTAAATCATTTACCGCTACCGATAATGATGGGTTACAAAGTAATTGAGTATCTACATCTTGGTTTCCAATACAAGGAATTCCAAAGTATGCACAATTAAGAGCGAATGTCCCAGCTGCTACCGTTGGCATCATATGTACTCCGTATTTGAATGTTGATAATACAGCCATCCACTCACACCACATCATTCTTGGTAAGTGAGTTAAGTTATCTATACTACCTTCATTCTCTCTCATAGCGTGTGATGTTTGTGCCCAAATAGGAACTTCAAAATTACCAGCTATCATATAACTTTCAAATCCACCATACCATCTTGCAAAGTTACCACCTATAATTGCTTTATCTTCTTTTGTAGGTACGATATCTCTGATTAAAGTATCAATCATTAGTGTACCAATGGGTCTTACTTTTTTATTAGGAAATAATCCTTTGTAGTAATATGAATCAGAGTCGTTATGTGTGAATATAGAATCACAACTTGCTAAGAAATTATAAAAATAAATTTGGTCAGCTATTTCATAATCGTTATACCACCAATGAGGTCCTTCTTGTACATAATGAACTGAACCATTACCTTTTTCTTTTATTCTACCAACAATATCTTGTCTAAGTAATTCTGAAATTGGATTAACTCCGTTTACTAATGTACTACCTTCCGAACTTAAAAATGTTTTGCCTTTTGGAAATATAATAAAGACATGGTCATAACCTGTCAAATTTTTATCTGCACCAAACAAATGAATATTATAATGGTCGGCATCTAAAGCATGCATCCAAGCAAACTCCGTTCTCATATTTGGATGATTAGCTGGAACTTTACCAACAAATCCCATTTCAGTTAGGAAAGCTATTTTAGATTGTATCATAATAGGCGTTTTGTTTTTCTTGTCTTTCTATTTTCTTATGATGGTATAAACAATATTGTTCTTCTGATGGTAATACCGAAAGTGTATTATATCCAATAATTCTTTCATGCACTTTACCTTGCCATTCTATTTCAGATGTTCTTCTATATAAACGAGTTTGATAATCAGGAAAATTAACCCAACCTGCATCTGTTACATTCCACTTCCATTTTTTAATATGTTCCTTTGTTAATCCTTCAACTGTATTAATTCTTGGAATAAAGAATAGGTCTACATCTTTGTTGTATTCTAAAAAATCATGTATGTTTTGCATTAAATGTTCGGATGGTATTTCATCTGCATCTATTTGGAATATAAAAATACCATTTGCGTGGTTCTTTAAATTATTCTTATATGATGCAAAATCATTATTAAGTGGAAATCCAATAACTTTAATATTAGTATTATGCAATTGAAACATTATCTTTAAATAGTTTTTAATAGCATCTGATGCCGAATCCTCGTCATATTGAATTAGAATTTCATCTTCTTTTTCAATTTTATCTTTTAGGAAATCTATTAATTTTGTAATTTCTTCTAATTCATTACAAACTGTAATTGCATATGTTATATTAATCATAATATTTTATTTGAATACAAATATACGAAAATTTATCCGTTTTACCAAATATATGTGTATATATTTTTGTATATGTATATATAGATATAAATATAGAATTTTTATAAAAAGCATAAAAAAATGGGTAACTTTTTTAAAATTACCCATTTATATTTTATTAAATACTATTAATATGTACTAACAGTTAACCACGTACTACCATTATGGAACATTAAATAACTTACACCGGCCAAACCTCCAGATGCATATAACATACCAGCCTGTCCAGTTGGTGGATATTTATTTGGTATTAAGTGAATTCCAGAATATAAATCAATAGAACCACTAATTGTTAGTATTTGTTGAGTTGCATCAAAAGTTAAATTGGATTCAACAGCACCATATCCTGTTACATTATCATATGTTAATACACCATTATTAGATGTACCAGTTAATGTAATTGCTCCATTCGTTCCACTTATACCAGATGTACCAGATGTACCAGATGAACCACCCCCAGAAGTTAAACCGGATGAACCATTTGTACCCGATGAACCATTTGTACCGGATGTACCATTAACGCCGGATGTACCATTAACGCCGGATGTACCACCACTGCCAGCTGTACCACCACTTCCTACTCCCGATGTACCATTTGAACCAGATGTTCCCGATGTACCATCGGTGCCTGCTGCAGATGTTCCAGAAGAACCAACAGTACCAGATGTGCCACTACTACCACCCGTACCATTTATACCGGATGAACCCGTACCATTTGTTCCCGAAGTTCCACTACTTCCAGCGGACCCAGATGAACCAAATCCATTTGCTCCACTCGTACCATTTGTTCCACTTGTACCATTTGTGCCATTTGCACCACTAGTTCCAGAAGTTCCGTTTGAACCACCACTTCCTCCTGCACCAGTAACTTCCACTTTCACAGAACCTCCACCTAAATCAGATATTGAAATTGCTGAACCACTAAATGCAAGTGTTGTAACATTTGATATGTTGAATGCTCCAAACGATGCACCAATATAATTTTTTACAGCTAAAGAAGCTCCAAATGATGATGTTGGTACTAATCTAGTTATATCATTTGCACCACCTACCCAAGCATAACCACTTGCTAAAGATGCTGAAAATGAACCAGTAATTTGTACACTATTTGATGTACCATATGCATTTGATGAACCTATTTGTGTAAATATGCCACTTCCAAAAGATGCTGTTGCTACTATTGTACTAACCCCACCAGCACCACCTACCCAAGCGTATCCACTTGCTAAAGATGCCGTTAATGTACTTGATGCCGATATTCTACCAGTCACCGTTAATAAACTACCATCAAATAATAAATTACTATTTACAGTTGAACTTGGTGCATTAAATGTAATTAATCCATTCAAAGTTGTTCCACTTAAAGATAGAGCACCAGCAGTTAAAGATGATGTGGGTACTATTCTAGTTCCATTAGGTCCGCCAACCCACATATATCCACTTGCCAAAGATGCTGATAATGAACCAGTAATTTGTATATCGTTAGTTGTTGCCCAAAATGAACCAGTTTGTGCAAAAATACCACCGCCGCCAGAACCAAATCCTAATGCAGTTATTTGAGCTGCTCCGGATATTATATTTACTGCTTTTAAAGATGCCGTATATGCTTCAATACCGTTTACCTCACCTCTTATAGAACCAGTAAATGTATTTAGCGATGCAGTAGTTTGTAATATTCTTGCTACTACACTATTGTTAGACCCAGTATAAGAATTTAATAAATTTATATCAATTGATATACCGCTTGTACCTGAAGTTCCACTACTTCCACTTGTGCCACTACTACCGCTTGTTCCAGAAGTTCCCGATGTACCAGCTCCGCTTGTACCAGAAGTTCCAGATGTGCCAGAAGTTCCACTACTACCACTTATTCCGCTTGTGCCAGAAGTTCCACTACTGCCACTTACTCCGCTTGTACCAGAAGTTCCAGATGTGCCAGACGTTCCTGACGTACCCGCTTGTCCTGGCGCTCCTAATGTATTTATTACCCAACTACTATGAGCACCACTTCCAGTTGATGCCGTTAAAGTTACAGTCAATGCACCAGTACCACTATTATAAGCAGTTACCGTACCTGTCATTGTGTTACCAGCATCATATGCTATTAACATTTGTTGTCCAACTGTCCATTGTAATCCGGTTCCTATGGTAAAACTCATAGAACCTGCATTTGTTATTGTACGAGTATCAGTTGATGCTGATGTAAATTTATCACCACTAAATCCATCAGTTCCAGATGTTCCCGATGTACCCCTTGTTCCCGATGTACCAGAAGTTCCTGATGAACCAGATGAACCAGATGTTCCTGATGTACCTGATGTTGCTGATGTACCGCTTGTTCCAGAAGTTCCCGATGTACCGCTTGTACCAGATGAGCCAGCCGCGCCATTTGTACCTGCTGTTATTTGGGCTTGCAAAAAATCTAGATTAGTATCCATTTCCAGTGCGGTTAATGGAGAACCTTTCGTAAGTCTTTTAACTAATGCCATAATCTATATTTTACTATTATAATTGTAATGTTATAACAGTAAATATATACGAATGGAAAAATAAACTATTTTTTTGTTTGTTCTGGTGGAGTTGGTGCTGCTGTATCTGTGATTGGTTTTGGTAAGGGTTCTTTCTCTGTTATATCAACCCTCTTAATTCCATATATTTTTTCAATTGCTTCCATTTTAAATTCGCACCAAGCTACTTGTTTGATATTTGGTAAAATATATGTTCTGAATGGTTGTGGGGTTTGTTTCATAATGGATTTACCTTTTACGGTTGACCCATATAATTTAGTACCTGCTTTATCTGCTTTTGGCGTAAGATTTTCCAACCATTTTAAATTATCAAAATCCGATTCTTTTAAATTTTTAAACATTATTGTTTTTAACCAACGAAAAAATTTATCAGGTTTTATATCAGTAACTTTTAAACAATAAACTTTTTTACGAAAAATACCCAATACAAAAACCAATACAGCATTTGAACCTCTAAATTGTTTGGCCTCACCATCGGCATATTCATATGAAATAATTTTATAAAGTTTTCTTACTCTCATCCTTGATTTAGATGTAGTTATTTCAGATTGTATTAAGGGTTTATATAAAGTTGCGTATGACATTTTATAGTTTATTTAATTTAGGTATCTGCATTTTAGATGAATTTACCTTTGGTATATTAAACGGAACTAATTTTGGTTGTGTCTTAACATAGTGCTCCAACATTTGAGTAAATCTATCATTCATTTTATCCAATGTAAAGTTATCCAATGTATTAGTTTTTAATCCTTCGGATTTCTTACTATAAGTATCATAATTGTTGTAAACATCGTATAACTTATTAGCTGCTGCTGAATAATTTGCTGTAAACCATTGTGCTTCTTTCATACAAAATTGGTCTGCTGCTGATTCGTGTACTGGAGTTAAACTACCTTCTAATAATACTGCATTTTCTGCTGGTAGAAAATCTAATTGGCCACTCCAACCACTAGCTATAATTGGTTTACCTGTCAAAGTAAACTCAGCCATTGGCCTACCATATCCCTCTCCTTTAGCAAATGAAATCATTGCTTTAACTTTTGGATGGTGGTATAAGTTACTCATATCAGTTTCTTCCATATCACCATGTATCAAGTATACAGATGGACACTTATCACCAAATGTTTTTAATACACCTTCTAATTTTTCTCTAGTTCCTTCTCTATCAATTACTGAAAATCCAGCGTGTGATGTTTTAACAATAAGACCTGGTCTTTTATCCTTTGGCATATATTGGAATACAGTAGCAAATGTTTTAATTGCCATACCAATATCTTTTCTATCCTGTCCTAAATCTCCTTTCAACCAATGTCCTACAATTAAGAAGTTGAAATTCTCTTTTACATTTTCTAATACATCTTTACCACTTCCTTTGGAAAATATTTCAGTATCAACTCCCTCAAAAAGAACTTCAATTGGTTTTGTTACTTTAATTTCTCCAACGATTTCTCCGGTTTCATTATCTTTTTGTTGATATACAGTTCCACCAATATTTTGTCTTGTGAAATTAGATGGAACTATAATTAAATCCATATTATTACATCCATCAATAAAATCTTTTGGACAAATTGTAGTTTCAACACCAGCAGTTATACCAATGTTATAACCACCCTTTGCACTAAACTCATTTGCTACTGATACCTGAATGAATATATCCGGCTTATCACTAACTTCTGTAATAACTCTTTCTAACATCCATCTTCCGAAATCACTTTCACCATCAACATTATTTTGTGGAGTATTACCCCAACGTAGTGGTATAATTTTAATATCATATTTGTCCATTTTGCGAAGTGACTTTAATAGGTCACGACTATGGTCCCCATATCCAGAACGAGTAAAGCATGGGCTTTGAAATACTAATGTTGGTTTATTCATATATTATAACTTATTTTATTTTAAAAACTTCAAATCTTTCTCTTGGTTTCCAATTTTCAAATGTTGATTCAATTCCATCAACTAATGTTTGGCACATATTTGTATGTGTTAATCCCATCTCTCCTATAAATGCTTCTCTACCTATCAATGCGTTTGCTTTACGGACATCTTTTGGTGTGTTATACACTTTCTCAATTGCTTCTGCAACATCCTCTATATCAACTCTATCATCCCAAATATAAGGTGTTGGAACTGAGCCTGCTAATGCCAATGCTCTACTCCATACTGGCGTTACCCAAGGACCAGGTTTAGCTTTACCTTCCCATTTTCTCCACTCATGCAAAGAACCAATTTTAATATAATCTTCGTGTGTTAATAACTTATCATCAACCTCAAATCCACATTGGTCTTGCAATCCACCAGTTACGTTTACAATGATTGGAGTTCCAGCCATTACCGATTCTGCAGTTGCTAATCCAAATCCTTCGTTGTTAGCTATATTAATTGTTACATCTGCTATATTATAAATAAGATTTAATTCTTCTTGAGGTCTTCTCTTTTCTGAAAATATGATATTACATTCAGGTGCCATTACATCTATTACTGCCGGTAAATCAGTACCATTTTCATCAACAGGTTGTGTGTGCATTACTAAACAAACCTTATCTGCTTTTTCTTTGCCAATCTTGTCACAAAACTTTTTAAATGCTACAATAACATCTGCAGGTTGTTTTCTTCTGATATTACGATTTGACCAATATAGTACAAAATCATAATCCTTTCCACCTAAAATTTCTTTACGGAATTCAGCAGAGACTTCTGATGGCTTATATATGTTTGTATTAATACCATGTGGTACATACCCTACTTGCCAATCCTTTTTAGGTTTCCAAGTTGGTTTAGTATCTAACGCCGATAACCTTTTAATGATACCATATGTTTGACGAGATATACAACCAATCCAATCACAACTTTCATAGAAGTTACGATTATATAATGGGTCTGGTAAATCATCCCAAATTGCGTAGAATAATAAAGGAACATTTTGTCTAATTTCGTGTTCAATATCATACAACCATGTCCAATAACGAGGGTCAGTAAAGTGTAAGATAGCATCTGGCTTTTCTGAATTGATTAATTGTCTAATCAAATCTGCGTTACCATAACCATTCCAAGGAAGTATTTTTACATTAGCATCAGCGACACCATATGTTTTTTGAATATCTTCACTTACATCTAAAACCTTACCAGCTTCAGGATGATTAATTGCTGCTCCCACCTGAAACCAATCGTATTTATGAACTGTACCAAGTACTAATTCTTTTGACACAGTAGCGATACCACTTGCCATTCTTAAATCATCCGAAAGTAAAAGGATTTTCTTTTTTGCCATAACTTATTTTGTTTCTTAAAATTGTGAACCTGATATTTGTAATTTTAGGTATTCATTCATTTCTTGTCTAAATCCATCATCAGTAACATATCTTTCTACTGTTCTATTTACCAGCTTTTGAAGTGTAACATCTGATGTAAAAGACACTTTTTTGAAACTTGAATATACATCTTTTAGTATTTTCACCGTTGTCAGTTTTGTGTTTTCTTCGTTCATTGTAATATATTTATATATATAAGTATAATGAAATAAAAAAAACATAATTTTTTATTTTGTAGCCTTTTTATCACATATTCCCCTATTCCCAAACTCACAAAACTTACAATTCTTTTTAGCCGGACCTGGTACTTTAGGAAATTCTATATCTCTAAATTTACCCTCATCATCAAATACAGTATGAATGAATGTCATAAACTCATCATATACTTTTGTAACCGATGGTGCTCCATGTGCTGGAATGTGTTTTGATACGTGTGGAATTGGAAATGCCGAGTCTTCGGGCAACTTCCTACGAAGGATTTGATACTCTACTTTAATTTTATTTAAAGGAATATTAAATAATTCTGAATAGTATTTTTTATATAGGAGAATTTGAGAGTTCTTCATCTTATCAGCTTTTTGATACTGATTCCATCCCATAGTAGATGTCTTAAGGTCAATGATAATAATTGAATTTTCAGCCATATCTCTTAATACGATATCTATGAATCCAATAAAGTGTACGCCCTCTTTAATAGTTGCGTTTAATGGAATCTCAATACCTACCAATTCAAATCCACTCTTTGAGTAGAATTTGTGCATATGTTTATCTAACCAAGCTAATATACGTCTACCATCACCATAAAATTCTTCTAATTGAATTTGAGTACAAGGAGTTCCTTCACTCATTTTATCAGCTTCAGTTTTATAAGCCTTTCTCATATTTTCTAATAAGAGCTTATCTTTGTTGATTTCATCTGCCTGCTTTTTAGAAACACCATACATTACCGAAAGGTAGTGTTGAATAGTTTCGTGCATAGCAGTTCCAAAGATTGTATGTATATTAGATGAGCTTTCACCTAACTTATCTATGTAGTTTAATTTGTATTGATGCGGACATGAGCTCCACATACTATATTGTGAAAATGATACTTTAGCCATTGTGTTGTTTTATTGTATAAAGATACGAAAAATACCCGAATAAACCAAATTAAACTTTGAGTTTTAACTTAGTAATTTGCTTTGGGTCAGTACCATATGCTTCAGCTATTTCTTTAATATGAGTTTTACCTGAAGTTGTTTGATGAAGTATTAAATAATATTCTTCTGCCTGCAATTTAGATACATTATAATATTTACAAATCAATTCAATAATCCAATCTTCATACTTTTCAGATGAGACAGGTTTCATATACTTTAAGAATGCTCTTGTTTTTGGAATCAATCCTATCAAACATAAATACATTGCTCTAGGTGGTGCTTCTTGTAAATAGGGTTGTATATCTGCAATTAGTTCTATCCACTCAGGTTTCATAGAAAGGAAACGGAGTATCATATAGTTACTCCATGTCTTACGTTCACTCTCATCAAGCGTGTCCCAATACTTTGGGTCTTTCTTATCACATATTGCATTTAAATGGTCAAATAATGTTTTTGCTGCCATATTATGCTTCTTCTTCTACTTTTAAACCCGGAGGTAATAATTCATTTAATACTTCACCACAATCTCCACAAAGGAATAACTCTACTGGCAGAACTTCATCTTTTGGTTTTCCCGATAATAGTTTTGAAATCTTACGAAATCCAAATCCTTGTACGAAAATCTCACCACCACACTTACATGCAATTGGAGTTGTTTTTTCTAATGGGATTGGTTTTTCTTCTTGTGGTGCTATTGGTTGTCCACCTGCTCCTAAAATGTTAGCCATATTATATTGTATTTAAAATTTGTATTAATGTTGCTGCAGTTGGTATTTCTTTATCAATAGCCGAACTACATTTATATTGTCCATCTGAAAGAAGTAAAATTACATTGGATGTATTTTCTGCTGCGTACTCATCTACTTTGTCATATAACATTGTAAACAAATCAGAAAAATCAGTAACTTTAGAATCAATAAGAGCTTGTCTTAACTTCATATATTTATTTCTCTTATCATCATTTGATTTGAGAATATCTAAAATCTTTATCTTATAATCATTTTCTAATAGATTTTGTACATCTATTTTTAACTTACCCTTATGAGAATTCATTTGGCAAGTATTAATTACTTTACGAATATCAGGATATGATGCATCAATAATAGGTACTAAATCTTTTACATCAAATTCAATTTCTTCAGCTTTCAAAATTTTACTCATTTGAACTGCCACATCTTTTTTAGTTGGCGGAATAATTTGAAAAGCCTGGCAACGAGATTGTATTGGGTCTATTACTTTCTCTACATAATTACAAGTCAAAATGAATCTACAATGTCCACTAAAAGTTTCCATAATATTACGAAGCATTGGTTGTGCTAAATGGCTCATATAATCAACCTCATCCAATACTACTACTTTCCATTTTTTGAATCCCATTGATGATGCAAATCCTTTTACTTTATCTCTAATAGTATCTACATTTCTTTCATCAGATGCATTGATAATCATATAATCACATTCAATTGATTTTACGATTAACTTTGCTAATGTAGTTTTACCAGTACCCGCTTTACCATATAAAAGTAAATGCGGAATATCATTATTTTCTATAAAAACGCCAACTTTAGTTTTTAAGTGTTCATTACCTACATAATCTTCTAATTTAGTTGGGCGATATTTTTCTACCCAAAGACTATTATTTATATTTTCTTCTTTATATTCAAACATATTTTATTTTTTATTTTCCAGTTGAACCAAATCCACCATCACCTCTTTCACTATCAGATAGTTCATCCCATTGTTCAAACTTAATTGGCGGGTGTGGAATAATCATAATTTGTGCAATTCTATCACCTACTTTATATGCAAGTGAATCTAATCCGTTTTCTTTTCTAAATGTAGCTTGTATTTCTCCTCTATAACCACTATCAATTACACCAACTGAATTTGATAATACTAATTCATATTTTCTAATTGATGAACGAGGAAATACTAATCCTACAAATCCGTTAGGAATTTCCATTGCTAAATCAGTACCATAACTAACATCAAATGTTGTATTAGATATAATTCTAGTTGCTACTAAATCCATACCAGCATCTCCATCTTTTGCATAAGTTGGAATTACTGCATTTTCATTAAGCTTCTTTATTCGTACTTTCATTTTCTATATTTGTTTTTACTAATTCAGATTGTTGTGTTTGAAAATCTCTAAGCTTTATACCAGCTTCAGTTAATTCTCTAGCATATAATTTAAATTTCTTTAAAGTTTCTTTATTTGTAAAAGATATGTATGCATCTTTAGTATTAGATATTGTAAATGTTACTGTTGGTTCTTCATTTGTCATATCTTCACTTGTCCATGCAAATACTTGTGGTTCATCATCATCAAATTGAAATACCCATTCGCATTGTTCTAATTTTTCAGATTGTCTTAATGTAACTTCACCAATTGGTTCAACTACTTCTTCTTTTTTTGTTTTTTTAGCCTTTGCCATAATATTTGTTTTTATTTTTATCTTCCTACTTCTGATAGGTATTTTTCTTTCATTTCTTCCCAACTAATTCCGATAGCATCTATATAGAATAAGTGTTCAGGTTTAATTCTTCCTTCATCGTGCAGTTTTGTATATCTACTGATTGCATGTTTCTTCCACCATTTGTTAATGTATTCAGTACCTTGCTTAAATTTATCTTTAAGGATTAATTTATCTTCGGTAATTTCATTTCTAAGATACTCACATCCGTTCTCATACATCATAGCCATATAAACACCTCTCTTAAATCCGTGATGATATTGAGTTGCCTTAATACCACACTCTTTAAAGATTTGTCCTAATATCTTTTGTTTGATACCACTAACAGGTCCGTTAGCTTCATATCCCATATTAGCACCATTACGAGCTCTCTCATCTGAAATATTATCTTTATACCATTGTGCTCTATTTTCTTTAATCCATTGATGCCAAGGGTCATAGAATTTATCATCTGGCTTTAAACTAATCTTACCAGCTGATTCACCCAATGTTTTAAATAAAGGGATACCATTATATTGAGAATGAATACCATAAAGTGATGTTGTACCTACTGCAATCAAAACATTTTTATATTTTGAATTCCAATATTCTCTAACCTCCGGAGTAGTTGTCATCATAGCGATTAACTTACCACCTAAAAAGTTATAACCTAATGGCTGGGTACATACGATAGTAGAAGCGATAGTAGTGTTATTCAATTTACCATCAACAAACTTATTATCCTTAGTCCAACCAATGAAGTTATCTCTAACTCCCATAGCGGTTACATCGGATGCTAATGAAATCTGTCCTAATAACTTTTCACTTACTCTATCCTTTACATTAATCTTTACATTACGACCAGGGTTTGCTGTAAAATCCATTGTGTGAATCATACGTCTTACCGCTGCCCACTTAGTAGATTCCTTCGGGTCATCAACAATCTCAACATAAGGGTCTAACGATTCAATTTCTTTTATCGTTAGCTCCTTATTATTGATATCAGTTGGTTTCCATTGTAAATCGTAATAAGATGCGATTTGGGATTTTGCTTGAATCATTGTAGGTTCTTGCAATTCAACCCACTTCTTATACAATGTTTGCTCTTGAACAGACATTGTCATAAGGTAGTCCATATTTTCTTTTAACTTTGCTTTTTCAAGCTCAAAATCAAAGACAGGTTTTTGTGGTTCAGTATCCCAAAAGCTCATATTAATTATTTTACGATTGCTCGGATTTGGTTTGTTGTTATTGATGATTCTAAAATGTATATCTCTTTACCAGCATTTTCAATAAGGAATTTTTCTAAATTTAAATCCCATGTTTCAGTTTCATATAACTTACCATCTATTTCAAATACAGGTTCACTTATTATTTTGTAATGTTGGTTAGCCATATTATTTAATTTGTACTAAATAATAATTTGCTGTGTAATCTCCATCAATAAATGCTACATGCGATAATCCTTTAGATGAGATTTTTAATGAAGATGATTTAGAACCTTTGTTAGCCATTAAGATAGCTTTCAAATATTTTGCTGAGAAAGCAATTGGTTCAATATCTTCTTTAGCGGTTGCATCTACTTCAATAGAAATTCTATTTGAGTTGATTGATGAGTATCCTAAAATAACTTCACCTTTACCAGCTTTGAATGTGAATGTAAATGTATCAGAATCAGCCAATACACCTTTTGATTTGATGAACTTATTTACAAAGTCATCATCTAATGTTATCTCCGCATCAAATGCAGGTAACGCTTTTAAATCAGGTACTGCAGGAATCACCGATGGTGCTGCTAACATATATTGTACCTTTGTTTTCTTATCTGAAAATTTCAATGCACCAGTCACTTCTTCTACAGTGATAGTATCATCTAATACAGATAATAAACCTTTTAATTGTGAAGTAGTGTAAATACCAAACTCACCGCTTGGGAATTCACCACCTACTACTGTAACATCACCTAATAAGGTTTTGTCATCTGAAATCATTCTTACCGATAAGTTCTTATCATCGGATTTTACCATAACGGATTCAATCTCACCACCTAAGTTGTAACGATTAACGAAACCATCAAATTTTGCTTTGTTCATAATTGAAATTTTAAATTTATTGTTTTAATTTGTTATACAAATATACGAAAAATACCTGATACTACCAAATATTTTAGAAAGAAAAGAATTGTTCGGCAGTTTTTTGTGAAGAAAGTACTGCACCCCACCCCAAAGCCCCATAGAAGTCCTCCAGTTTCTTTAATAATTCCCTTTCGAAGATTTTATCATAGTCTATATACGTCCTTACCAAGTCCATTATTTCATCAGGATCATCATGTCCTTTAAATCCAACCGCATCCAATCCAAATGGATTTTGTTTTAGATATACCCACTTAATTTTATCACCATCTCTCATTGGAGCGTGCTTAGCTGCACATTTGAAGTGAACTAATAATTGATTATGTGCAATTGCTGCCTTAACGTGTGCCGGAGTTCCACTATTAAATTGGAACATTGCTCTATTATCTTTTTTCTTTGGAATGTATTTTGATAATTCCTTTACTGCTGAGTTCTTAGCTATTGAAGTTACATCCATATTAACCAAATCCTTTTTAAAATCATATATCCTATCAGTTAGAACCATTTCAGTTTCACCTTGTAGAATTGAAATAAGGATACCACTCATAAACTTACGGAATTGTGCGGGGTACGATGAACGAACCACATCCAATCCTTTAACTTGCAACGTATCACAAGGAATACCATTCTCTGCAATAATCCATTGAGCGTATCTTTTCTTAGCAATCCAAATACCACTTCTACTTACGAATTCTTTTTTGATTTGGAATCTATGTTTTGTTTTATCTACATTGAATACTTTCTCAGCCAATACATCATAGAACTTATTTAAGAAGTCTTGCGTTTCACCAGCGATATCATCCACCTTTAAAGCAATCTCCGCATCAGTTAAATTTCTCCAATCTTTATAACGATGGTCTAATATAGGTACTGCTGAAAAGAATACTGAGTCCGTGTCAATGTATATGTTGAAATCCTGTCCAGTTGTTCCTAACTCTTTATTATATTTAATGTTAGCCATATCAGCCGTAGATTTAATTACAGTCTGACCTGTTGTTGTTACCGCCTCAGCGTTATCCACATCATAGAATCTGAAAGCTGGTAATCCTAGTACTCCATATAATGAGTTCAATAAAATCTTTTGTACCAATTGTCTTTTCTTATAGAAATCATACTTCTCTTTGTCACCACTCTCACCATATTTCTTTTCTAATGCTCTAAACTCCACACGTTGTTTAAACCAAAGGTCTAAGATATCAGGGATACAACCTACCTTATCAGTAGTGTAAAGAACTCCATTAGATGAGATAGCGTATTTACTTTCATCAAATAATTTCTTAAGGTTTTCTTTTGTAATAGTTTTCTCACCAATATTGAAAGTATCAATCTCACCTTTCATAAACTTTTGTGCATCCCAATTATCAATCTTACCAACTTTAGTTTCTGGTGAAATGTTAGTTGTCATAATGATTGAAGGATATAGTGAAGTTAAATCCAAGTCATATATCCATTCGTACTTACCAACAATAGGTGCCTTAACATATGCTCCAATGAATTTCTCTTGGTCATTATCTCTAAGTGCTTGCATCCTCTCTTGTCTATCCGCAGGTTTGTTGGGAGCTACAATGTTTCTTCTCTTAAGGTAACATAATAATGCACCCTCTAAGTATTTTGATGAATAAACAAAGTCCTCATATGGAACGTGTCCAGCGTGACAGATACCTCTAGCTGTATCAATGAATTGTAATTTAGCATCCATATCAACCACCAATTGAACGTCCACTAAGTTATACTCAATAAACTTTTCAATATCATCTTTGAATAAATCATCTAAATTACCAGCATACTCAACCTTACCTCTGCCCAATTCCTTCATCGCAATACTATCCAAACGATAATTATCTAATTCCGAATAGGTGAAGTTCTTATATAGAGCAAGGTAGTCTAAATAAGATACACCGGCCATATAAAATCTCTTACGATATGGAGACCAGAAACATTCACCTATTGGGCTTAACCTATTAGCGTGCTTAACACCTAATAGTCTTTTAATACGATTATATAAATAAGGAGTATCAAAGTTGTCAATGTTCCAACCTGTTACGATTGTTGGATTGATATATTCGTATAACTCCAAATACTTCATACACATATCCCTCTCGTCTTTGAAAGGAATTACAGTTCTATTACCGGTCTTCTTCTCACTCATCTTACCAGCTTTGTCCATAATCAAAACCCAATAATGGTTTGTGGCAGAATCGTGCAAACCAATAGCGGTTAATTCATTTTCTGATTTCTCTACATCAGGCAAACCACTATCCATTTCACACTCAATATCATATGTAAGTGTAACGTGCCCTTCGGATGGTATATCTGAATCAGTATATGTATCAACTAAAACTCTAGTGGTTTCAGCTACATCTGATTCAAATAAATTCGGGTCATCTTTTGTGAACTTAAAAATCTTATCTAACTTATCACCATACAAAGATGTATATTGTCCTCTTTGTGCTCTTTCATATGCATATCTAGTGTACGGAAATGTACGATATGATAATTTATCATCCCATAAATGGATTAAATTCTTTTCTCTCTGAAAGTATATATTTTGATACATCTATGCTTTTAATTTTATGTTTAATCTACGAATACTCTTGCCATCTTTTGAAAGTTGTTTTCTATATCCCAACTTTTTAATGAATTCTCCCATAACAATGCCTTTGATATGGCACTAACATCAGGTCTTTCAATTGTTTCATCCAATAAACCAATTACCTTTTCTTTAAATTCGGCTTTACCACTATAAAGAAGTGGATAATCACTACCAACCATTTCAGGATAACATAATCCATTTGGTAATAAATATGGTACTCCACGACTTAGACCGTCAGTTGTACTCATACTCCATGCTGAATATGTTTGGAAACAACCTACTCCAAAATGAGCTTGTCCTAATTGATTCATATAAATATTTCTATCAGCATGTCCAATATATTTTGTATATGGTTTTTTCATATCACCCAATGTAGTCCATACTTCAAAATCTTGTCTTTCATTCCACAATTCATCCATAGTTTCAAAGAACCACTCACCTCCAGTATAACCATTATTTCTATGATTGAATACAATAGTTTTCTTTTTATATTCTTTAGTTGGTACAAATTCATCAGTACCTAAGTACCAAGGCTGTATAATCTTATCCAATTTTTCTATAATGTGTGGTTGAAATTCTTCAGCTGCTCTTTTAAGAACTAAATCTTTAACCCATTGTGAGTTCACTCCACATACTTTCATATCTAATGTACCCTTAATGTTTTTCCAAAATGAATTATCATCTCTTGCTCCATTATCTTTTATCTCCCACCAATGGCAATAACCAATGATAGGCTGTGTTTTGTTGTAGATACGAGTAATTTTAAATTCATGTGTCCATTCAGGCAAATGTGACCATACTAAATTAAATTGTTCTTTTTCAACCAATCTATCAAAAAATTTATGAGGATAATTTACTCTCATTTTAGGTGGAAATGTATCCAACCCATCCATTCTACGCAATGAAACATTTGGATATTCAAATTGGTTTATAATACCAGGATGATTATCCATATCAGGATATGGTAATACCCATTCCCATTCTTTACCAATTTTAGTATTATCTAAAAATGATTTAAAAACTAATAAAAACGAATCTCTATTAATATCTTTCTCTTGTCCAAAATTTGTATAATTCGGAATTACTAATACTTTCATATATTACCAAAAATTTTCAGCTCCTTCAGGTGCTTCGTATGTTGTTAAGTGATGAACCACATCAGTATTATAACTAGCCGTATCTTTTGGATAAGGTCTAATCTCATGCTTCAATCGTTTCATCAAATCCTTTTTTTCTTTTTTATCTTGTGCAAGTATCTGAACATATCTATGCTTTGGTGGTTCTTCCCTTCTCCAAAACTCTTTATATCCTTGCTTACCGATTTCCATTTGTAAGTGTGCTAAGTTACCACTACCCCACATTGAAAATACAGTCCTACTATGAATCCATTGATATGGGTCTTTGTGTAATGATATACCCCAATTTGGCATTAGTGCAATATCCGTAGATAATCCCTGATAAATCCAATTGGTAGCCTGATATATTCCTCCTAAATGAGCTTGCCCGTTATCGGCGTATGATAGTAATACCTTAATTGCTTTATCATGTTCCTTTAACCATTTGAAAGATTGTCCTAATGCAAATGATTCAATATTAGAACCATACCCATCATCACAATACAAACGAGTTAATTCTAAAATGTTATCTTTAGTTAATCCTTCACAAATAGAAGTGGATGCCTTTGCTCCAACAGGAAAACCATAGATTAAACAACCTATAAGTTTATCACCATCAAAGGTATTAGCATCTTCTGATTTGTAATATATTCCAATTGCATATCTACAAGCTGTCCAAGCGTGAGTATAGTGCTTCTTAACAATAATATCTTTAGCGATACTCTTTGCTATTGGTGCTACATATACTTTGGATGTATCACAATAATTTTTACCTTCTACCTTCATTTTGTTTTGCTTGTTTTGCTTTTTCTAAAATAGATAAACTTCGTTCAGCCTTTACTAATTTTTGTTTTTGTTTCAAATCCTTTATATAACCTGCTGGGTATTTGTTCTCAACTGAAATAGGTCCATTTGGAAATTTCTTCAAATCATATTTCCATATTGATTCAAACCCATCATCATCTTTATAGGTTATTTCCCACTTTGTAGGTTTTTCAATTGGTGCTTTAGATACTGCCATAACATTACAAATATACGAAATTATTTTGGATTAACCAAAAAATTCATCAAACTTATTATGTGATTCTATTATATTTTCAGTACAATATTCAGGCACTACATAATCACCTGGCTTTCTGAATACCAATATGTATTCATGTATTTTAGATGTATATCTTTTTGCAGATGCTTTACCTAATTGCATTGCAGCAAATGGTGATATGTTTTCCATAACAATTAAATCGTGATTTTGAAATCCAGCTTTC